GGCTTGATGTGGGATCCTGAAGAGGGAAAAGCAACCATTCGCATCACCGATGAAGATTTATTAGAGCGTAAACCAGAAGCAGCAAAAGAAGAAGACAATGAGCAATAAACTAAAAAAAGTATTAAAACCTCTTATCAAAGAGTGTATCAAAGAAATTATTTTTGAAGATGGTGTTTTGTCCTCTATTATTAGAGAAGCACAAGGCTCACCAACTAAACAAGTTGTTAAAGAGGAAAAGCCTTTTACAAAATTTGTTAAAGAGTCCAAAAAAGAAAATAAACAACTAAATGAAACCAGAAAGAAAATGAGAGAAGCCATTGCTGAAAAGCTTGGCGACTTTGATCCATTTGAAGGCACAAGCCCATTGACAAGTCAGCAGGCATCTGGTGGACCATCGCAAGGCGCAATGGCTGGTGTTGATCCTTCCGACAAGGGAGTTGATCTTTCAAACATTCCCGGCATGGGAAAGTGGGGCGCTATCAATGAGAGGTTATCAGATGGGTAAGCCAGTACACGTTCAAGTTGTTAACAGAGGTAACATGCCTGTTGAGGTTTTAATTAAAAAATTTAACAGAGCAGTTAAAAAATCTGGAATCATTCAAGAGGTTAGAGAACGTAGATATTACGAAAAGCCTTCTGACAAAAGAAGAAAAGAAAGAATTAGAAGGAAGAAACTAATTAAAAAGAGAAACCAAGAACAAAAATTGGTTAAGGAAAGTGGTAGGTAAAAATGTCTGAATTTAAATTTGCAAAACCGGGTCTTAATTCTGTAGGCCAATATCAAATGAGTGGGATCCCATATGCTAGTTCCAGCATTGTGGTTAGCAACTCAGCAGTTACAGAAATTGAGTTTCCAACGATTACTAAATTTGTTACCATAACCAACACCCACTCAGGCGCCTCCAAACCGCTAAAAGTGGCGTTTAGTTCTCATGGCGTCACAAATGATAAAAACCACTTTACTTTAGATAATGGTGAGTCATACACTGGCGAGTTCAGAGTTAAAGCAATTTATCTCGCAGGAGACACTGCTGCTACAACAGCATCAGTTATCGCTGGACTAACCATGATTGAGATTGAGAACCTACCAACCAACTGGTCCGCTTCAGACGGCACTGGCCTCTACAATAATGGACTTGGTTAAATGAGAAGTGGGTTTGGTGGAAAAACTAGCAAATCTATTTCATCTGCCCAACAGGGCCGACAAAGACTGCCCGAAAGAACAAGAGGTGGCGCAGATACCGTTATTAGAAGTGCTTTTGGCTCCCCATCTTTATGGTTTGATGCTCGCGATGGAGTTGCAGCAACTGCACTTGAAAATCCGGTATGCAAAGCCGGCGCAATGACTCAAAGCAACTCTGGCAAACGAGCAGACTTAAATGAAACCCAGTGGAAAGATGGTGGGCCTTGTCTTGTATTTGCTGCAAGCTCAGTAGACAATTATGAATCAACCTCTTTAAACTTAAATGGTACAAAATTAGCCTCCCTTTACACAACTTTAAAAAACTCTGCTGATAATAATGGTTATGTTTATGAATACACTGCCGGCGCAACATCAAACAATGGTTGTTATATTGCGATAAATGATAGACCATCTGGTGGTGATGCCGATTCAAAGCCATTTGCATTGAACGGCCAGTCTAGCGGATACCAAGCACAATATTATAATGAAGAGGTTGATACTGAGTATGGCGTTATCGCTGCTTCATTTGACAGAAGCGCCGGCCAAAACGCTGATAAAACAAAAATGTCATGGACCAGCAAGGAAGGCTTTGAAGCAGGCGATACCGATGAAACTAATAGTACACCGCCAAGCAATAATTTTGACGGCGGTGCCACAAGCTTTATTGGCGCTAGAGCAGGCGGCACGGGTGCTCCCGGCCCCCTCGACGGCGATGTCAGAGAGATAGTTGCCTATGGTGGAATTGCCCATAGTGAGGCAGAAAGATTCAAAATCAGCATTGCTTTGGCTTACAAAGCAGCGATCTAAAACCCACAAGTCATTTTAAATTTTTAACAACTATTTATTGTAGCCCATTTTTAGGAGTTTACACATGTCATCTATGCTAGAACAAGCAATTATCGAAGCCGAGCAGCTTAAGAAAGTCGCTGCACGCAACGCCGAACAAGTCATTTTAGAAAAGTACTCTAAAGAAATAAAAGAGGAAATGGAAAACCTAATTGAACAAGATTTAGGTTTAGGCGCTGATGCTGGTTTAGGCGCTGGCCTAGATATGGGCGGTGGTCAGGCTAAACCACAAGTGGATTTTGAAGGTGCTAAAGCAGATAATGATCAGGTCCCAGACCAATTAGAATATGCCGCTTTTGATGGCCTTACCATTGGTGAGACAAAATATCCAAAAGAAGGCGATTTAATTGAGATCAATTTAGACTCACTATCAGAATATGAATTAAACCCTGAAGCTGGTCCAACTGCTCGCAATCTTTCAGAGTCAATTGAAATTGATGATTCTTTATTGAAACAATTTATTAATGAAGAGTTAGAGGAAGAAATGGACGAGGCTAAATTGATCGATCCAAAGGGCAAGGAAAAGAAGAAAGGTGACAAAAAGAAAGAAAGTAGTTGTAGTGAAGTCCACGCTGGCATGACTCATGAAGAGTATTTGGCAGAACTAGATGACGTGAATGAAGCTCATTGTACACCCGGTCATAGAAAGGACAAGAAAGAAGCAATGTCTGGTGCAATTATGCAAGTTGAGGAGTTAGAACTCGACGAAGATATGTTAGAAGAGATGATGAAGGTTGATTTTAAATCCGTAAAAGAAGGTAATCCCTTTGGAACAACTCAAGAAAGAGATGAAATGAATCTCATTCTCGCAGACCTTAAAAAGCAATGCGAAGAATTAAACATGAAGAACGAATCGCTCAGTAATAAAAACAAGAGAGTTTTAAAAGAAAATACTGAGTACAAAAAGAATTTTGAGTCAGCTATTAATACAGCCAATGACTTAGATAAAAGATATGCATCATTGCTTGAAAAATTTCAAGATCTCAAAGGAGCTTTTGAAGAATCTCAATTGATGAATGTAAAATTAGTTTACACTAATAAAGTTCTATCCGATGATAAACTTAATGTTCGACAGAAAAATAAGATTGCCGAATCTATCCAAGGATCAGAAAGTGTAGACAAAGCTAAGATTGTGTACGAAACTCTCGTAAACGCAGTGGAGAGTACTTCTAAGAAAGGACCAGAATCGCTGAGTGAGGCAGTTACACGTCGCAAGCACCCTCTTTTTATTAAGGGGAATCAAGAGGGTAAAAAGCCCTCTAACGATTTCGCTAATCGCATGATGCGTTTAGCGGGTATTGACAAGTAACATTTATAGGAGGATAAACAATGTCAACTATCGTAGAAAGTTTAACAAAAGACATCGTTAATCGCGACCTCCGTGCCGAAGGCGCTGCTCTTCTCAACAAGTGGGAGAAGACTGGTCTTCTAGAAGGTCTAGATAACGAGAGAACTAAGAACAGCATGGCTGTACTCTTAGAAAACCAAGCAAAGGAGCTTCTCCGTGAAGCTTCCACAATGAGCGCTGGTGATGTTGAGGGCTTCGCTGCCGTCGCATTCCCAATCGTTCGTAGAGTATTCGGTGGTTTAATCGCCAACGAACTCGTTTCAGTTCAACCAATGAGCTTACCATCAGGTCTAATCTTCTTCTTAGATTTTACCTTCTCAGACCAGCGCCTCAAAGGCACCGCCGTCACCGAGGACGGCTATCAGGCTGGTACTTCCGTTTACGGTGGTGGTCAAGTTGCTAGCCAGATCACTGGTGGTGTTAACTTAACTGGAATTAACGCAGAACGTGGACCATACGCTCTTAACAATAGCTATGCTTCACCAACTGGTTCATTCGAGACTCTTGTAGAGGCTGGCGATACAATCGCGGCTGCGACTGCTTTTGCTGCCTTGACAGATGCTCACAAAAAGCGTCTTCGTTACGACCCAGATCTTTTACAGAATTTGGAAGACAACCCCACCAACACGGTTATCGAAGTTAAGACCAGCGCTGTAGTCGATACAGCCTTGCCAAACTTAAACAAAGATGATCTAATTGCTATTAACGTTGATAGTTCTGCTGGTACTTATGACGATAGACTCATTCGTCGTCTAACTGAGCTTACAACAAACGACGAGGTTTCTTTCATCGTATTTAGAGCAGGTGCTTCAGCCCGTCTCACATCGAGCGCTACTGGTTCTTACTCCCGCACTGACGTTTCCAATAACGCTAGCGCTGTTGGTGCTCTTGATCTTGACCTCTTCTTAGAGGGTGCTGGTGAATCAGCTAACAACATCAATGCCGAGGCTGGTTCTAACACTAACATCGCTGAGATCGACATCAAGGTTGATTCCATCGCTGTTACAGCTAATACCAAGAAACTCAAGGCTAAGTGGTCACCAGAGCTAGCTCAGGATCTCAATGCTTACCACAACCTCGACGCTGAGGTTGAGCTTACAAGCATCCTTTCTGAGCAGGTTGCCTTAGAGATCGATCAGGAAATCTTGAACGACCTCATCCAAGGTGCTACTGCTGGTACTAAGTACTGGAGCCGTCGTCCCGGTAAGTTCGTTAACCGTGACACAGGTGTTCAGGTTGGTGCTACAACTGCTGCTCCTGACTTCACAGGTACCGTTTCTGAGTGGTATGAGACTCTCGCTGAGACCATCAATGATGTCAGCGCTCAAATCCACAGAAAGACGCTTCGCGGTGGTGCTAACTTCGTAGTTTGCTCCCCAGAAGTTGCCAACCTCCTAGAGTTCACCGCTGGTTTCCGCGCAACGGTAAATCACGAAGAGCTAAAGGGTGGTTCAATTGGTGCTGTTAAAGTAGGTGCTATGAGCAAGAAGTTTGACGTTTACGTCGACCCATACTTCCCACGCAATGTGATTTTAGTTGGTCGTCGTGGCAACAGCTTCCTTGAGAGTGGCTACGTCTACGCTCCATACGTCCCACTACAGGTCACACCTACCATCTTTGGTGTCGAGGACTTCGTACCCCGTAAGGGCGTCATGACTCGCTACGCAAAGAAGATGGTCCGTCCTGACATGTACGGTCTAGTTATCTGCCAAGATCTTATTGGCTAATTAACTAAGCGTAGTTAAAATTAGGTTCCCCGTTGGGTTTTTGACTCAGCGGGGAATCTTCTTATTGGGGAGACTATTTATTAATGTATAAAGCCTAAAGGCGAATATTTTTTTAAGGAGAAAACAAATCATGGCTAAGAATGGTTTTTCAATGTCAAACAGGGTAGTCCCTGAAGAGTTAATCGGCACAGTTACCGCAACAGCAGCCGATTGCGGAAAAGTCTATGTTGTTGAGACAACAGCAGACAATGTTCAACTTAACCTACCAACACTAGCAGCCGCTGGCAATGGGTGGAATTGCACGGTGCAAACTGTTGCTGATCCAACAAATGCTAAGACGGTAAAAATTGTTAGTGCTGATTCTAGTTTAGTTTACGGTGGTGTGTTAGCTGCCCCAATCTCAGGTGCTGCTGGCGACAACCCAACCGCTCGATACTTCAAAAGTGGTGGCGCTACAAATATCACATTGGCTTCTGGCTCGACAACCGGCGGTCAGGGAAAGGGCTTTATGGGCTCATCAGTCACTATCACCGCTTGTGTGATGGACGGATTTACTAGTGTCTGGGCAGTTGAAGGCAACTTGGGGACAAGCGGCTCCGATGGACATACAACCCCATTTAGTTAATTCAAGATTTAAATTAATAAGTGGCGATAAAAATGTTAAAAAAAGTAAAAAAAACAACTGATAAAAAAACAACAACTGTCAAACCAAAAAAGGTAGTTGTTACCAAAAAAGTTGTGCCAAAGGCTGAAAGCCCAAAGCCAAAATCAAAAGCTGATCTTTTAAGAGAAAAAATTGAACTTAAGCGAGCAGAGCATGGTAAAGCTGCAAGTAAAGGTCCAAGAACAGCAGAGCTTTATCGGCAAGAATTAATCGCCTTAGAAAAAGAACTTTCAGAACTGGTTTAACATAATAGCCAAAGCTTTATACAAGACCTCCTAGTGAAAACTGGGAGGTCTTCTTTTATGAAACTATTTAATAATGTAGGAGAAAGACATAAATGGCTAAACCAACTCTAACCCCGGCTAGTTCAACACCAACGAACATTTTGCCATCAGCTTCTTTAGCAAGCACAGCATTCACATTCAGTTACCCATTTGGAATTTATAATTCAGGCGGACCATTAGAATCACAATATTTTGCGTCAGGCGCCGCCGACCAAATCGCTTTTACTTTTAAAAGATTGGGTGGTGATGTTCTAGATATTGAACTTACAGAGGGAAACGTGTTTGCTGCCTACGAGGAGTCCGTTTTAGAGTACTCCTATATAATTAACCTACACCAAGCAAAGAATGCCTTATCGAACGTTCTAGGCTCCGCAACGGCTAGTTTTGACCACAACGGTAATCCAATTGCTGGAGACGCTCAAAACCTACAAGCAGAATTAAAATATCCTAAGTTCAAATTAACCTATCCAGTTAGAGTTTCTAAGGGACTAGCCAAACACGCGGGAACGAATGGTGATGTTCGTTATTATTCAGCAAGCTTTGTTCCAACAAGTTCACAGCAAGATTATGATTTACAAGAAATAATTTCATCAAGTTTTCCAGATCTTATAACAAATAATCAAAGAGCTACAATTACAAACGTTTGGTATAAAACCCCCCTTACAATGTGGAGGTTCTTTGCTTACTATGGTGCTCTTAATGTTATTGGCAATTTGTCTACTTATGGTCAATATTCGGATGATTCTACATTTGAGGTGGTGCCAACTTGGCAGAATAAAGCTCAGGCGATGGCTTACGAAGATTCTTTGTACACTAGGGTTAGTCACTTCTCATTTGAGTTAATTGATAATAGACTGAGATTGTTTCCAAAGCCTGAGTCTGGCATGATGCCTGATCGTTATTGGTTTAGATTTTATGTAGATGGCGGCGCTTATGATGAAGATTCAACTAGAAAAGATGGTATGGACGGCGTAAACAATATGAATACACTACCATTTAATAATATTCGTTATGTTAGTATTAACTCTATTGGCAAACAATGGATCCGTCGATATGCGCTAGCTTTATCAAAAGAGATGTTAGGCCAAATCAGAGGCAAGTTTGGCGGCTCGGTGCCAATCCCCGGCGATAGTGTTAACTTAAACTCAGGAGATTTATTAAGTCAGGCAGCATCTGAAAAAGAAGCGCTTAAGGCTGAACTTAATAGTATTCTAGACCAGTTAACATATGTTGAATTGTCTAAGAAGGACGCCGAGTTGGTTAAGACAAATGATGAAATTTTTGCCAAGGTCCCCATGCCTATATTTCAAGGATAAATAAATGCCAGATCCAAAGAATAAATACTCTCAGCCAGCAGCCCCACCCGGTCCAGTCTTCTTTAATAAGAAAGAGAGAGACTTTGTTAAGCAGGTGACTGATGAAGTCACAGATCGAGTTGTAGCACAGCCAGTTGCTTATTACCCTTTGAGCATTGAGCATTCAAATTATCACCCACTTTATGGCGAAGCAATTGAAAAAACGTTTTTACCACCTATTAGAGTTTACGCTTTGGTTAATTTTGAAGGCATTCAGACTGAAACATCTGAGTTCGGTGTTGATAAAAGGGCAACAATTAATGTAAAGTTTCACAAGAGAAGGCTCGGTGAGGACCAAAACGTCTTTGTAAGAGAGGGCGACTTTGTTCTTTATGGTGATATTTTTTATGAGATTACAGAATTAAATGAGCCAAAACAACTGTTTGGGCAAATTGATTATCGCTATGAGATTGAAGCTAAGTGTGTAAGAGCAAGGAAGGGTAAATTTGATGCCGAATAAATCAACAAAACAGAAATCTATAAATCCATCTACTTTAGAGACAGTAGATTTCGCACTCTACAACTGGCTAAATGAAAGGCTTGATATCTACACTGATTCTAATGAAGGGCGTAGAAAGGTTCCAATCATTTGGATTACAGCAGAAAGGGCGTTTCAAGTAAAAAATGATAAAGAGCTAAGGGAAATTGATTCACAATCAATTATTTACCCAGCGATGGTTGTTGAGCGAACCTCTGTTTCAAAAACAAATGCGAATGAAAGAGTTATCCCCGGCAACATTTTTCCTCAAATGGATAGAAAAAGGGGCGCCTTTCCACTTTATAGAAGAGTGGTAAAAGATAAAACACAAAATTTTCAAAATGCGCAGGCTAAAAGATATACAAATCAAACTCAAAATACTTTTAAATTACCATTTGAATCTAACGAGGTTGTGTATGAAACTCTTTATACTGGTTATCCAGTGTTTTTAAATATGAATTACACAATAAGAGTCCGCACGATTTACATTCAGCAGTTAAATGAAATCTTATTACCATTTCAAAGATTCACTGGTGGCATTAATCAGTTTTTAGTAGAATATAAAAATCACAAATTTGAAGCTTTTATTGAAGATGATTATTCAATTGAAAGCAATTCGTCAAATTTAGGTGGCGATGAAAAGAAATTTGATGCTCAAATAAAAATAAAAGTTTTGGGTTACATTACTGCCGATGGTATTAACCAAGATACACCGTTTGTTGTTGGACGCGAGTCAGCAGCAAAGGTTAGATTTACCAGAGAAAGAGCAATGCTTCAGGAAAAAAATCCAAATAACGACGACGGCTTTTTCAGACAATAAGCATTTTGGGTTTCGAAAAACTATTTACAATAGAGTATTTGTGTAGGGAGTTTTAACACATGGCAGTTTCAGCGAAAAACTTTAAATTTATTTCCCCCGGTATTAGAATTGAAGAGATCGACCGTTCTCAAATTCCGGCAGAGGAGCCAGCTATTGGCGCGTGTATTATTGGTAGGTCACGAAGAGGTCCAGCTTTTACCCCAACCGAGGTAAGAAGCTTTTCTGATTTTGTTTCTGTATTTGGCGAACCAGTAAATGGTGGACAAAGCGGAGACGTTTGGAGAGAGGGCAATTACACCTCCCCAATGTACGCTACTTACGCCGCGCAGTCATGGTTAAGAAACGGTGAGTCTTTAACATTTGTTAGAACTTTAGGGGTAGAATCAAGTGATGCTACCGCCAATGGTGAAGCAGGTTGGGAGCTTGGCAATAACGGCACGGACACCACCGCGCTGGGCGGCGCCGGTGGCGCTTATGCTCTCATGGTCTGGCCATCAGGCGCCGCTGCAACCATCACAGGTTCTGTGGCTGCTATTTGGTATCTTGAAACCGGGTCCATTGAGTTGACTGGCGATTTAGCAGGCCAAGGCACCGGCGCTGGAGCCGCGTCCGGTTCATCAAAAGTTTTTGAAAGTGATTCCACAGGCAGATTCACAGCACAGTTTAACGGTTCAGCCACGTCAACCCACGCGCTCCCAACAGGCAAATTCACATTCAGCATGTCTAAGGGTGAAAGCGAATTCGCAAGAAAGGTCTTTAATACAAACCCAACTCTAGTTGGTCGTAGCAGTGTTGCTAACGGTAAAGTAGGCTACTTCCTTGGAGAGACTTTTGAGAACAGCTTAACTGGCTCAATTGGTGTTGACACTGGCGCTACTTTGTTTGGCATGATTGTTGGTCTAGGTAAAGGCACCGCAGACGCTGATAATGCCTCTCACTTTAGATTAGGTGCTTTAGATCAAGATGCTACAGTCCCAAAAACTGGCTGGTTCTTAAGTCAGGATACTTCAGCCGACACTGGTTCATTTAGCTCTAACATGGTCGATAATATTAATAGCGGCAGAATTAAGAAGCTATTTAGACTTGTTGGCTTAAATGATGGCCAATGGGCACAAGAGAATATCAAGGCTTCTGTTGAGAACATTAGAAGACCAGTAGACGCAGACGTTGACCCCTACTACAAGTTTAACGTTGTCCTAAGACAATTAGGCGATTCAGATACTAATAAACAAATTGTAGAATCTTTCTTAGATTGCGATTTTAATAAAAATTCAGACAACTACCTCTTAAGAAAGATTGGTACAAAATACGTCGAGTACGAAGAGTCCACAAATAGAAACATTGAAAAGGGTGATTTTGAAAATCGTTCAAAATACTGTAGAGTTGAGGTAGACAACGCTTACGCAGACGGCTTCACGGCAGATCTTATTCCATTCGGTGTTACTGGCCCAACAAGATACAAGCCAGTACTTTTCGCGTCCGGTACCGCTGCCGCTGCCACACTACCTGAAGGCGGCTCAAGCTACGTTCGTTTAGGCGGTAGAATCCCCGGCAATACTCTAGCCAACGATAAAATCTTCAACCTAACTGATGCTTCATCTAGCTTGTTATGTACATTCCCAGCGCCTGTTACAAGAAGCCAAGCCACACTAGCTAAGTTAGGTGCTTACAGAGTAGCTAACTTCGGTGCTCTTGTAAAAGACGACGGCGCAAATCTAGTCAGAGAAGACGTGATTGATATGAGCAGAAGAAAGCCCTCTGGACTTACTGATCAATACCAGTCCGGCTCCTTCTTAGATTTCAGTTACATTGTTTCACTAGACAATCTTAAATTCTCTGGTGCTACATCAGCCCTCGCCGGCACATCAAGTGTATTACAGCACGCCACCGATGCTAGACATGACGGCGCTTCCTTAACAGCTAAGTCTGGATCTGATGGAGTCTTAGGATTATCCACAGGTGCTCCCGGTCTTACAACGTTGTTCTTCGGTGGCTTCGACGGCTTTGATGTTACAAAGTCAGACCCACTCACCCCCGGCTTGGTAACACCAAGTAACAAAGAAAATAGCTCTGAGTACTTTACTTTTGAAAGAGCAATCAACACTGTAAAGAACCCAGAAGAGGTCTCTTACAATGTGATCGCTGTACCCGGCATGAACAACACTTCATTAAATAACAAGCTTGTTGATAATACAGCAGAAAGAGCGGACGCTCTAGCAGTTATTGATTATGAGGGTGGTTATGTTCCACCAGCAGAATACTTGTATGGTGGAGACACCGAGACAAATGGTAATGTTAATACTTACATCACCAATAGAAAGTCAGTTGGTACCAACTCAAGTTACGCTGCTACCTACTTCCCATGGGTGAAAGTAAGAGACAATGTTAATAGCGCAGACATCTGGGTTCCACCAAGTGTTGTAGCACTAGGTGCGATGTCCTACACAGACCGTGTACAAGCCCCATGGTTCGCTCCAGCCGGCTTCAATCGCGGTGGGCTATCCTCTGGTGTCTCTGGACTCCCAGTAGTGTCTACAGCGCTAAAATTATTCAAAGATGATCGCGACGATCTCTACGAAGCAGGTATTAACCCAATCGCCACGTTCCCAAATGAAGGCGTTGTGATCTTCGGACAGAAGACACTACAAATTGAGCGCTCCGCATTGGATAGAATCAACGTTCGTAGACTCTTGGTATTCCTCAAAAGAGGTGTTTCAAGAATCGCAAATGGGGTCTTGTTTGAGCCAAACGTTCCAGATACTTGGAACAACTTTAAGAATCAGGCTATCCCATTCTTAAATGATGTTAAAACAAGATTTGGCTTGACTGATTACAAGCTTGTCCTTGACGAAACAACTACTACACCTGATTTAATTGATCAGAATATCTTGTACGCCAAGTTGTTTATCAAGCCAGCCAGAGCAATCGAGTTTATCGCTTTAGACTTCATCATTACGAACACTGGAGCATCATTCGATGATTAATTTAGAGACGAACTATTTAAGTTTAGGAGAAATAAAATAAATGGCTACAGCAATTCCAGTATGGGCTAACCCACTAACCGAACCAAAAAGAAGATTTAAATTTATTCTTAACATTGCAGGCATTCCAGCTTACGTTGTTAAGACAACTGATAGACCATCAGTCACAGTTGGTGAAGCACAGCACGAGTTTTTGGTTCACAACTTTTATTTCCCCGGTCGTGTTACATGGAATGAGATTGGTGTTACGCTAGTTGATCCAATTGACCCTGATGTCTCTAGAAAACTATTAGCTCTAGTAAGAAACGCCGGTTATGTTTACCCAAGTGATTTTAGTGGCTCTCCTTCTGATGATAACTTCTTGAGAAAGTCACTTGGCAAGTCCAACTTCATCGATCAGATTGGTCAAGTCACAATTGATACAATCAACACAGCAGGTGAAACAATTGAGACTTGGAGACTTAATAATGTTTGGGT